TAGTACCAACCAATGCGCCTGGCTTAGCAACTGTGTAAACAGTACGCAGAACTTCGCGGTTGATTTCAGCAAGAATTTCGCTAGAAAGGATGTTGCTCAATTCAGTTTCAGCGTCAAGACCATGAACGGCTTTCAAGTCTTGTGCCAATTCCATTGAGTACTCAGCCTTCAATGCGCGAGTCTTAGCTGTAACGGTAACTTTCTCGATAGAGAAGCCCATTTCAACTGGAGTCAAGCCTTCAGCAGTAGCTGTAGGCATTGCAGTAGCTGTGTTAGCGTTAAAAATCTGGAATGGACCGTCAGAAGTTGTGGACTTCATCGTCAATGCTTGCTGCGCACCTTCACCGGAGAAGCTAGTGTTAGCTTCGTTGTAAAAAGCCTCAGCGCCGCTTGATGCTGCACGGTCAGTACCATACATAGAACGCATTGCGAAAATCATGCCAGTAGGTCCAGTCATTGGCTGAACACCGCAGATATCGTAAGCGATCAAGTTAGGTAGCGAACGGCGAACCAAGCTGATCAAGATTGGATCAAAACCGGCTACTGGACCAGCAGCAGTTGCACCACCACCAAAACCACCTGTACCGGCAGAGTTAGTTGGAGCAGTCTCGTTTAGAATGCCAGCGTCTTTTTGCATCGCTTGAATTTGGTTCTCAAGAACGACCGCAGTAACGGCGCGCTTGTATGGATCTGTGATCTTTGGAAGATCAGCATGTTCTAGGACCGGAGCCCATTTTTGTTGTAGTTGTTCGGAAAGAAACATCTAATATCTCCTTGTTATATGATTAGATTCGGGTTGTTTTTGAAATTGACTGAACGATAGAATTCATGAATGCATCAGAAACTATTTTCTTTTCTGCAACATCTTCTACTTGTTCTTGAAGTGCTGTGGCATCAGCTTTTTTTACACCGGAAGGGAAATAGTTTTCACGGATTGTATCAAGTTTAGTTCTGTACTCTTCCTCTGTGGAATAGTCTACACTCTCTGCAAGTGCTTTGATCTTCTCAACTTGTGTCGCGGCCAAACCTTCACATACTTCGCGGGTTACTTCAGCTTTATGAGCTTCAAAGAGTGCATTACGGTACTCAATAGAACGCTCAACTTCTTCGTCCAACTTGCCGCTTAGTTCTTCAACTTTAGCTGCTAGTTCGTCAACGAGGTCAACTTTTTCAGCAGGAACATCAATGTAGTGTTCTGCAAATAGATTCTTCAAGCCATTGATGAAGTCTTCGGCCAACTCTGAGCGAATACCATTGTCAATAGCGATTTGATTTTCTTCCATCCATTGCTCAACAACGTATGAAAGGTAATCATTTACTTTGTCTGTTAGTTCTTCTTTGACAGATTCAACAGCTTCTTCTAACATGGAAGCATAGTGTGTCTCAATCTGTTCTTCAATCTGAGCAACGCGATCTAGTACGCGAGCTTCAAAGATTGTGGAAACTTTTGTTCTGAATTCTTCAGAGATGGTTGAGTCATCAGCAAAGATCGCATCAATATCTTCCGATACGAAATTGCTTTCTTCTTGCTCAACTTCTTCACTCTTCATAGAATCCATTTTACTAGATGCAGCAGAAGGCTTAGTTGTTGGTGCAGTTGCACTCTTGGATGTGAAACTCATCTTATGTGAGTTGTCATCTGGTTTAGCGTTTTCTGGTGTTGGACCACCAGCATCTGTAATTTCGCCTTCCAGCTTTTGTGGAGGCATTGCATTCTTTCCCTTGCCTGAAGCAAGGATTTCAGCAGCAGCCTCAAAAAGTTTATTAGTAGCCATTTAGGAATCTCCTTTGTTTGTTTATTTATATAATTTACAGTTTCGTTAGAAAATTTTCAAAGAGGCGAGCAGCCACTTTTTCAATGTCTTTTCTTGAGGCACTTTGTATTGCTTGTTTCGTTCTATCAATATCCATTTCAACGAAACGACCTTCAATGAACAACCACTCTTTGTTTTCCATAATACCATTGACGAATGCGCCTGGTGCAGATGGATCAGCAACAACGTCAGCAGCAGTAGCTAGTCTGAAGTCATCGGAAACAATATTGATACCGTCACGTCCTTGGACAAGTGAGCCCATACCTCTTGACGATACGCCTAGACTAACACCAGAATCAATAAAGTTTCTTACGATATTACCGTAAGGTGTATCCAAAACCTTAGCTCTGCCGATAAATCTATTCTGATCATCTTCAGTTAGCGATTCAATCTTGATACATACACGCTCAAGGTTGATTGATGGTGTGTCAGGATGTCCTAGTTCACCCAATGCGCGGTTTGTTGTGATGTACTCTTGTGTGTAACGCCCAACTTCTTCACGCAATGTGCCGATCTTATACATTCTGCGATTACGGTTAGCTTGTTCACCAACCAGAAATACGCCTTGAATGTATAGATTCTTTTTGCCGTCTTCAGCACTTTCAGTCAAGTACTGTACGTCTTCAATTGTTTCTGTAATTAGTTTCATAGGTCTATACTGTATGTTGCTGTTTTGCTCATAACCATAATCAATGTGCCACCAGTTCCATCATTTGTTGCGAATACATTCGATGTTGCTGCATTAGCAATTGCACCGATGCCCATATCTTCTAAGTTGATCGTGTGATTCTTATTCAACTCAAGAACAAGTGTTCCTGTTGCATCATTACCGCGATAAACTCTCCACGTGCCATCACTGCTTGATGAAACGTGTGCAATTGCTGCTGCGGATACAGTTTCAAGCTGTGTGTTAGATGACAGTTGTGCCAACGTAACCAACGTGTTTGTATTTCCTGTTACACGGATCGTAGACTTCGATCTTAGTGTGTTATTAATTTCTTTTGGCATTTATCGTATTCCCATTGATTTGCGGCGGCGCATTGACATTTTTCTTTTCAACAATGTTCTATTCATTCTAGCGCGACCTTTTGTTTTCCAGTATCTCTTTAGCTTTCTAGCTTTTTGTATTCTTGCTGTTGCGGGTATTCTCTTAACAGTATTGCCGGAAATTCTGTAGCCTTTGATTGCAGAACGTCTAACGTTTCGTTGTACAACGATTCTTCCTTTAGCGTTTCTACGAATTCTTCTACGAATCTTTTGGATTCTACCCTGCTTCACGATATTAGATTCATCTAAATCTTCCACAACATCATATATATCTACCGCAATAGCTCGCTTTTCTTCCTCAAGCCTTTTTGCAACAACAGAGTTCATGTGAGCAAAGATAAAATCTCTTGCTTCACTGAGTTTATTCTGTGATATAAGTTCTATAAAATTCATTGTACTTTACTAAGTGCAAATTCTCTAGCTTGTTCAAATGTTTCCGGTGATGTGTGTATCAAATCTACAAACTTTTCTTGATTTTCTTCTGTCAAACTGAGGTACACAGCTTGAAATGCTTCTAAAGTTTCCTCATCAAGCTCAACAATATCACCTGTATCAAGTTCAATTTGTTCAGCTTGAATCATACCAGCATCATCTTGAGTAAAGGGAATAGCAAAATCTTTATCCAATCTATCGTTATGATAAACAGCAACTTTCATACCATTGGGATATAAGCGAATCGCTTTTCTTTTTAGTATTAGTATGAATGGAGGATCTTTTGCGATACTCTCATCTAAGATAATCTCTTCTTTTACTTCTTCCGCATCATCAAATTCAATACGGTGTGCTCTGACTTTTTTACCAGATGCGGATAATTTGAAATCGCTAGTGTCAACAACAGATTCTTTTACAGACTTACGTGCTTGACGATGGATCTGTGGATTATTTGTAATGAGATCAACCATCTTCATAAAAATGTTTTGAATAATTGATCTATCTGCTTGACTGAAATTAGGACGTTCTTCTTCCATCTTAGCTAGAATCTGGTGCATACGTTGAATCTGTGCTTTGTTGCCTAATCCGGCACGAACCAAAGCATCAAACTTTGAAAAGTCTTGTTTCTCTTCTTCAACCACACGCTTGAATTCTTGCAGTGACTTCATTACTCGCCTTGTGTTTCTTCTTCAGATTCAACTTGTTCTTCAGACTCTGGCTGTTCCTCAGTTCTGCCGTTGAACAATGTTGAAGCAACGTCTTGTTTTTTAGCTTCTAATGCATCAAATGCTTTTGCAGATAGCAACTCTTCTAGAGCACTTTTTGCTTCTGCATTTTGACCTGCACCTAACATATCAATTACTTGTCTTGCATCCATAATTATCTCCTTATTTTCTATTTAGCACTCTACTGAATCTCGATACAACCGCATCGTGCTCTGGTGTATCGGATTCATTTGATCCGCGATCTGATATGTTATCCTCAGGTGGAAAATCAGCAGGATCAACTTGTTCCTGATCTTGTTCTTGACCTTGATCTGGTGGCAATGGTCTTCCATCTGGTCCAAGTGGAGTAGGTTCAGGTTCTTTAGAAATTTGTTTATCCATCGCCTTGATATCATCGTCAGTCAATTGAAGAATATTTTTCTTGACCCACTCTTGTGAGAAATATCTTCCAACATATGGATCAACCATACCCAACATTTGCAATCTATTTTGCCACAATTCAGCATCACGCAACTCGGTGAAGTTGTTATCTTTCTTGTAGTCGTAATAAATCTTATCTCTAAATTCTTCCCATTCATCTGAAGTACATATTCCTTTTAGAACCAATTGTGTCTTCAATGCATGATCAAAAATCTGTGAGAACTTGTTGCGAATCTTCGTGATGAACTTATTAAACTTCAATTCATCTCTAGTAACTTCAGTTGATCTACCTAGACCAACCATTCCACCACTTTGTTGTTCCATACGTGAATAAGGAACATTCATGGATTGAAGTAACTTCTTCTGGAAATACTGTACGTCTTCCATCTGACCTAAGTTTTGGCCGGCAGGAAGTGTTGTGATTTCTGTACCTTTACCACCTTCGCGTCTAGGCAACCAGAAGTCTTCTAGCATTGACATATGCTTGCGATCATCACGCAACTCACCTGTGTTTGCGTCATAGACCATTTTGTTTTTGTACTTGACCATCACATCACGCAAGTACTGTTCAGCTTTACCTTTTGGTAAATTGCCTACGTCAATATAGAAAATTCTACGTTCAGGCGCACGGCTAATTCTATAGATAACAACAGCATCTTCAATCATGCGCAACTGATTTAGTGGCTTGATTGCTTTGTGTAGATGGGAAATGACAAATGTGTTCTTTGCGTCCATCATGCCAGAATTGACATTGATGACTGCTTCTGGCGCAATTCTTAGGCCAGCATTAGCTGCCGCTGTGAATGCTTGTGTGGTTGTACCACGATCATTGTAAAGATAGTATTCAGCAACAGACTTGATAATATCTGCGCCAGTTTTTGCATCGCGACCTTTTTGAACCTCACGAACTTTTCTAATTTTTCGTGGATCAATGTATCTTAGTTCCTGAATACCCTCTTTAGGGTTTTGTTCGTTGACGATAACATGATAGTAAATTCTACCATCAATGTACCATCTTCGGAAAATATCGTCAGCTAAATTTGAAAAGTTCAACATCTTGACAACTGTTTCAAACTCTTCGGTAATCTTTTTCTTAATTGATTCTGGTTGCTTTAGATCATCAAGTATGATATCAACAACTCTTCCATCTTTGTCATGTGTGATGGCTTCATCAACAATTTCAGTAATTGCTTGGTCACACTCAGGATGATTAGACATTTCGCGATATCTTGTGATCAACTCAAGTTCATTACGAACTGAGCCTTCCAAGTCTACGTATGTGCCGTAGTGTGCGTTCTGTGTTATCGTTACTGCGCCATCATCCAACGCTTCGGTTGGAAGCGCAAACGAGGACTGTTTAGGGTCCTCTTTTTTGATAATGTCTTTATCACCTAACGTGAAACCGAATAATTTTATTGCCATTCGTATTTTCTTTTCATTATGAAAAGATAGGAGCGAGTGCCCCTATCTTATTAGACTACTAGGTCCTCTACTGCTTCCCACCACTGATAGGTCAAGTTCACAGTAAATTCTTCAATAGTATCGTTAGAACCCCAATCAACATCAATCGCTGATAGGTCTGTTGGAAATAATCCCACAAATTTATATTTCTTGATCACTTCTCCAGCTTTGCTGTATTGGCGAACTTCACCATCAGTGCTATAACCCAGTGCAGTTGCTGCGGCTGGATTACGGATGTTGGTTGCATGTCCATTGATACCATTCATCCAACGCTCAAAAGCGTTACGGATTATAAAGTCTTCATCATTGATGATTGTGATAGACCAATCTTGGAAGGTTCTGTTACCAGCAAACTTCAATTCACGACCAAAATATTGGACAGGAACCGAGTTAACTGTAGAGCCTGGCAATTGAGCAGTCTTACACATGAAGCTCGTTTTTTGTTGTGCGTTTCCTGGCAAAGCGAATGCTGGAAATGGTAGCGTAACCTCAAATAAATTTGGGCGGGCTCCATCTCCCTGCATTTGAGAGCGGAATTCGTTGATGTTAAATGCCATTTAGTTTCTCCTATCTCTATTTATTAAAACTTGCCAACAACTTCTTCAAATGCTACACCAGTACGTACAGCAACGAAGTTTAGTTGGATAAAGTTTATTGAACGAGCAGGCTTGATGTATATGTCACCGACAAATTCGTTACGGTCAATTACTTCACCTGTGTTGTTTGTGGTATCACATACAACTCTGTAATCATACACACCACGGCGACCTTTTACATCACGTAGATATGGCTCAACCAAGTTTACAAATGCTGCGCGTGTGAAGTCATCATTGAATTCAAACAATGAAGAACGTGCTGCTCTAGCAATTGACTTTTCTAGTACGATGAACAATCTACGAACGTTGATGCGATCAAATGCGCTTATGCTTGGGCGATTTAAGAAAGTCTTGTCACCATATAGTATAGTGCCTTCACCTGGGAATGTAACAACTGAGTTTACGCCTTTTTGATACAAAGAATCTCGTTCAGCTTTATTTGGATTCCATGCCAACTTGACAACGTTCTTGATAACTCCGCGAGTTGTTCCGGCTGGTGAGAACCATGGATCACGTTCATTGTCTGTGCGAACACACAGGCCAGCAATATCGCCATTCAACGGTACCCAACGATATACGTCATTGTACTTGTCGTACTGATATTTCCATCCACTATCCACAACTGCATATGAAGATGTTGTGAATGTTGCTACTGTTGCTGCAATGTTAGCTGATTCAGTCCCCGCATTATCAACAACGTCTGCTTTGTTTGGTGAAATGAATACCATACAATCTTTACGTGACTCAGCTAATGTAACTAGCTTGTTTGGTATATCGTTGCCGTTAGTGGCACCAGCCATTAACAACGAAACATCAATTGAATCTGCGTTTGCAAACAAGTCTAATGCTGTGTTAGTATTAGCTGCAACTGGTGAGGCATCTACGCCGTTACCTAGGATTGCAGTGAATGCTGTTGCTAATCTTGCATATGAAACTGCATCTGCTGCTGGCAAACCCCAGTTTCCTAGTCTATGACCACCAAACCACAAGTACTTTGAGCGATTGTTGATAACATCTTTGTAGTAATTGCTTGAACCATCGGATGATTTCGCATCAGATGCCTTTGAAACGTAACCAAATCTTTCAAGAATAGTGTTTGCTGTTCCTGAAATTTGACCTATAATGTCCACAACAATAATGTGCATTTCGTCATTAGCTGATGAACGTCTTGTTGCAAAGTCGGATGTTGCGGGTGCAGAATCAAAATTGTCTGCGTATGTCCAGCCGGTGTATGTGTTTGAATCCACCATTGAAACACGGATCGAGTTACCTAGTGTGCCTGGATATTTTGCGTAAAATGTTTCGCCTGCTGTGTTTGCGCTGTGATTTTGTTGATAATCGGTTTCATTTTCTATCAGAACCGCTGTACCCGTTGCTGCATTACGTGCACCTGCGCCAACTGCACGAACAACGCGCAAATCGCTACCGTAAGATAGGAAGTTGGCTGCTGTGAAGAAAGTTTCGTAGGTGTTGGCGTTTGGTTTACCGAATCTATTTGCAAGTTGAAGTTCGTCAGTAATGATTGTTATCTCATTGACTGGACCCCATGCAAAATCTCCAGCTAAACCACCAATAGTAGTTGCAACAGAGGGAACAACTGTTGTCAAATCTACTTCGGAGGCTTGAACTCCTGGTGACAATTGAAAAGCCATATTTTGTTCTCCTTATTATTTTTATAGAACTGAATCGTATTATTCTATTTATGTTTTTATAAACTTGAGGCCATGTAGCCTCTTTGACCCATATTTGTCCACAAGTCGGTGCCATCAAACTCTTTTTGTTCTTGTAGACCATCATCCAGCTCACCAACAGGCAACATCTCATCGTCCATCTGTAGGTTTCTTTCATCCAACAGTCTCTGTCTAACGTCAGAGTCTGTGATTTCTTTGAAGTATGATTGTGCAGTCAACCAAGAAAATAGCACCAGAGTCATAACAATATCATCATTATTACCCTCTTCAGCTTCATAAGACTCTTTTACCCTGACGAATGTGTTGAGTTCGGCGATGGCATCAAAGTCATTCGTGATGAGTTTATCTGTCTCAATCAGCGTCTTCAAGTTGGCACAGCCAATCTTTTTTACTGTCTTTGATGTTTTTACGCCATATGCAGCACCTTTTTTGAAGCCTGATGATATGTGCTGACCCTTTATCTCATGATGTTCAATCCTGAAGATGTTTTCATACTCAAGGTCGTAGTGAAGAATGTCCACAACCTGTTGACCAACACTGTTTGTTTCCACTAGAACCCAAGCTCTGTTATATCTATTCACCAAATTATAGACATACGTTGGAAATATCATAGGAGATAGTTTATTATCTCTGAATTTAGCAACATGTTTGTATGGCAACTCAGTAACATCAATGACTGAACATACTGAATAGTCTAAACCAACACCTTCAGCACAATCAACTACCGCAATATATGTGTGCCCAGCTTTAGGAAGCTCAAATATTTGTAGATATTCTTCCGTTGATATAGGATAGTTGAACGTTAGCGTTTTAAGTTTTGATCCTGGAATCAAAGTTGCTGATGAACCTAAAAACTCAGTTTCAAATTCTTGCCTGAACTGCTCTTCACTTGTGTTTCTGATTGTCTCATCTCGCCACTTTGCATCTCTACCTGGTACCATGGACCAGTGAACCTCCAATGGAACGTACAAAGAACGCTTTTCAACAGCATCGGTCCACATTTTATAGAACATATTCAGTCCATGTGGCGTTGAGACAATAATAACTTTGGTAGTTTTACCGGATGAAATAACAGGATAGGTGGACGTAAAGAATTCAACTGCCATGTTTTGTGGAACGAAAGCAAATTCATCCAAAAAAACTAAGTTATATGATCCACCACGAACACCAGCCGCACTTGTTGCATATGCAGAAATTTCTGATCCGTTCTCAAGAACAATGTTTCCTTTGTTCCATTCAACAATGCCTTGCTGCATCCAAAGAGGAAGATATTCAAATGCATACTTGATTCTTCCTAGAATATCTCTAGCTAGATCACCCTTGTTTGCGAGAATAGCAATCTTATAATCATCCGTAAACAGCACACACCATAACATGTAACCGGCAGCGGTGGTTGTTTTACCCACCTGTCGAGGCATCTTTGCTATAGAGAATCTGTTTGCATGAAACCCCTTGACCATTTCCACTTGGAAAGGCCACATATTGAACGGTACTAAACCCTCATCAACGTTGACGATCTTGACATACTTCGTGATGAAGTACACAGGATCTTTGATACATTTGGTAATCTCAATTAGTTGATCGCGGGTGTATTCTATTTCAACACCCGCCCTCTTCAGACTTGAGTTACCGTTATAACCACCAGCATATGCCATTAGTTAATCTGCTTTATTTGTTTTATCAAATCTGAGGTTGAACCGATAAACACAGCTTTATCTACCGTAATTTGTGGCTGTTCTTTCTGAGGCATCAGATCGCGTTTCTTCTTTTGTAATTCAATCAAGTCTTTATTGATATCGGACATACTCTTCAGTAAGTTTGCTGCAACTTCATATGCTCTTGGATGATCCGTTGCTGACGCAACTTGTAGGATATTGTCAACAGCAAATTTACCTTTTTCCGCAAGCTCACGAATGTTGTTTCTAGCAAACTCAAAGTCTGAATCAATGTCGCTTTGAACGACAATTGGTGCTGGTAGACTTTGTGTTCCAATAGGATTGATATCAAATATGTCAGCCAATGATTTATCTGTTTTCATAATGTGTCTGGAAATTCAGTAATTGTTGTAGTAAATCCATAATCATCATCTGCATTAGCTGTTGATGGATTTGGTGTTACAATGATGGATATATTTTTGATGGGATTCAAATCTACGGTGTCTACTGTATAAGTTGCATGTGAGTAATCTCCAACAACAATATCATTCTCTTCCAACAAACTAGACATATCAGAAACAACTAATGTTCCTAAACTGTTGTTTGCGAAGTAAACAACTGATCCTGTTTTCTCTGAGCCGACTGTACGAATCGTTTCACCTGTAGTGAATACACCATTACCGGATGCCATGTCCACATACACTTTTTGTGGACCACCAGATAACCTACTGTCAATAAAGATATTTGTATTTGCCTGCCTGATGAGACCACCGACAGTGGAAGTTGCGGGAAATATGTAGCCCTTAACAGTGAATGTCAAATTCCAAATGATCAATCGTGTTGTGGACATGTCTCCTTCATAGTCTATCTGTGGTGTCACAGAATTCAACATGATTGGAATGTCGTATTTTCTACCTAATGTGGGTATCAAATCTACAGTGACTGTAAAATCTGGTGTAAATAGAGGCAAAATTTGCTCAAGAATTTGTGTGCCATCTTCATGATTGCGCACATAAATGTTCAGGTCAAATTCAAAGTTGTATGGAACAGGTGCATACTGCGCAGAAACTCTACCTGATGTGTCATCAACTGCAAAGTTTCTATTCAGTGTATTAATTTTTCTGGAAGAATCATAAGTTAGACCAACCAAATCAAATGAGATTCTTGGCACATATGCATTAATGGACTTTGTTAGATTAGGATCACTTGTCAATCGAGTTAGATATTTTTCTTTAGCGCCGAATGATAGTGGCACTCTTGTTTGCTCATACTCTTGTGTGCCAGATTTATTGTATCTGACCAAAACAAGATCGTTGAAAAGTGTGCCGAAAGCCACAACCATCTTTCTTATTGTTCTATTGTAAAAATGATTATTCTTTAGCATCAAAATTCACCAAATGGATTATTCTCTGTGAAATCGATAATACCGTCTGCTTCAGACTGTATCCTCAAGTTATCGTTTATGTCCTCGAAAATATCATTTCCGACTTGAGTGTCTGTGTTCGTTGCAATTGCGCTTCTATTAGCTGAACTTGTATTGCCTTTTATTGTGCCTGTGCCAAATGTTCCCTGAACGCGAATAACTGTAACTTTTGAATGGGGTGTATATGAGTATACAATGGCTTCAGCATTTGCTGTTGCAACTGAATTGCCCTGATAGATAATTTCGCCAGGAATAAATGAGCCTGTACCTGCTGGATAAACAACATTATTAGCCAGTGCAATCTCT